GTGCGAGAGAAGCTGACGGCGCGCCGACTGAATAGCCTGGAAGTCACCGGCAAGGAATACGAGGTTCACGATACCACCGTGCCCGGCCTGTTCGTGCGCGTGACGGTTGCCGGTGCAAAATCCTACGTCGTGACCTGGGCGCGTGGCCGCAAGAAGACGCTGGGCCGCGTCGGCATCCTGACGCTAGCTCAGGCTCAGGAAGAGGCGCTGCAATACCTGAACGAAGCCCGCAAGCACGGTGAGCCGCTGGCTGTCTCTCAGGGCCGCAAAGGTGCCGGCCTCCCTACCCTGCGCCAGTTCATCGACGATCACTATCTGCCGTGGTTTGAGGCGCACCACAAGGGCCACGGCAAGACGCGGCACACCCTCGATAACAACTTCGAGCCGATCATGCATTCCCGCCTCGATGAGATCGCCGGCCGCGACCTGGAGCAGATCCGCACCGCCTGGCTGAATGCTGGCAACAAGCCCTCAACGGTCAATCGGAAAATGGGAAGCATCAGCGGCGTGTTCAGCCGCGCCGTGGAATGGGATTACCTGCCCGCCTCGCCACTGGACCGAATCAAGGCACTCAAGGTCGATTCGATTGGCCGCATTCGCTACCTGTCGAAAGAGGAAAATCTAGCCCTCAGAGGCGCGCTGGACGCACGCGAAAAGATTGCCCATGCTCAGCGTGACAGTGCTAACGAATGGCGCACCAAGCGCAACCGGAAGCCCTTGCCGGACCTTCGCGCCCTCGCCTTTTCCGATTACCTGAAGCCTATGGTTCTGCTGTCGCTCAATACCGGCATGAGGCGCGGCGAAGTGTTCAACCTGCGGTGGCAGGACGTGAGCCTGCAGGGCAAAACGCTGACCGTTGCCGGCGAAGGTGCGAAGACCAGCGAGACGCGACACATACCGCTGAACGCCGAAGCGTTGACCACGCTCAAGGCGTGGAAAGAACAAGCGAGCGGAACGGGTTACGTCTTCCCTGGCGCAGAAGGCAAACCCATGGCGGACGTGAAAACAGCCTGGCTGGAGCTGCTGAAGAATGCCGGCATCGTTGGTTTCCGCTGGCACGATATGCGCCACGACTTCGCATCGCGGCTAGTGATGGCTGGCGTACCACTGAACACGGTGCGCGACCTGCTGGGGCACGCAGATATCAAGATGACGCTCCGCTATGCCCACCTTGCACCGGATAGCAAGGCCGCAGCGGTAGAGCTGATTTAGAAGGGAACCAAATCAGTGTCAGGTATCGGCACAATTGTTGGGCTGTGCTTGTGCCTCTCGACGTGCTCAAGAATTGTGCTCCACCCAGACCTAACCCAACCAATGTCGATCATATCCTCTGCTACCTGCCACGTACCGTCTGGGTAAGTCTTCCAAAAAAAACCAGTAGCCTTGATCGTCTCCCAAATCCGAAGTTCGTCATACGTCAGAGCTTGCGGCATGAAGAAAGCCATCATGACGAAGCGCGTTGATTCATCTGTTGACCAAACTTTATCTATCACCTCCGAAAAAGGCTCTTCGTGCGCCCAATCCTGCTGGGTTATAGCATTTGCAATTGCCCATTCAATTACAGCTGTTAGCGAGCGTTTCTGCATCCGACCCATCATGTCCAGCGCAAACTTGATCTTCGGATCAATACGTATACCGACACTTACCGTAGTGCTGGTCTCGCCCTTCTTTTTGGTCGTCTTGGTAGCCATCCGAGCATCCCACCTGTTGTCAATATATGCCAATCGTTTATCGATGGCGGCAGCTTGCCCCACCTGCAGAAACCAGTCAATCCCGTTGAGTGCTCTTTTGTTTAGCAATTGCTTGCGCTAAACGAATAACGCTGGATATGATAGCTACCACTGGCCACCCACGACTCGGCCAGAGGAGAGTCATGATGTCCCAACTCGCAACGCTGCAACCCCTCGCAGTCGGCCCTGAAGAAGCCGCCCGCGCATCTGGCACCACCCGTTCCGCGATCTATGAGGCCATCGCCCGAGGCGAACTCGTTTCGTTCAAGGCAGGCAAGCGCCGCCTGATCCTAATCGAGGAACTGAAGGCGTGGCTGAACCGTATGGCGAAGGAAAACGCACGATGAGCGCCCGTTTTGAGGCCCTGGAACGGGCCTTCCATCTAATCGACCGCAGCGGCAAAGTCATTGGGTGGCTGGCACTGCCAACCAATACCCGACTGATTGACCTCGAACACCTGCGCCACCTTGGCGCCTCTCGACTGGAGCTAGCGAAATGAACACCGCAACGACTGAGAAAGTTGACGCGATTGACGCCTACGACTTGGCGACCTATTCACGCGAACACGGCACCTGGCTCGCCGCCCTCATGCGTTCGATCACGCTGGATGCAAGGCACAACAGCGGGCATAACGTTGCCGTACTCGCCGGCTTAGGGCAGTACCTGGCCGATGATCTGAGCAACTATATGGATTGCGAAGCCGAGCGCATCAAGCGAGCGGAGGGCCTGCAGTGATCGGCCTAACCAGCTGCGATACCGAAAACGAAGGATGGACGCTTTGCCGACACGGAAAAGGACAAACGGGATGAGAAAGGAAGCAGAGAGGAAACCCGAAGCGGTGCTGCAACACCGCCAAGGGCAAACACATTGGATAGCACCAAGTGAGGACTGAACTATGACATTTCATTCAGCGAGCGCGCAAGACCATCGGATGCTCACAGCACTGAGGGTCGGACCTGTAACAAGCCTGGAAGGCTCTGGCAATTTGGATATCGTCCATCCGCCGAGTTCCATTCGCCGCCTCCGGCGCCGTGGCTATGACATTCGCACCGAGTGGGTTTATCAGGCCACCGAACCGGGTCGCCCACCACATCGGGTGGGACGCTACGTCCTAATTGCAGAACCGGCCCGCATCGCGGCGTAAGACTTGCCTGGCGGGGAAACCCGCCAGCTTTGCTGGGGTTCACCGATGGCGAAGAAGAAAACGCCCAAAGTAGATTGGGGCGCGATGGGCGCGTTCGTCCTGCCTAAAGCGCTTATGGCGCATCCAGATTATCGAAACCTTTCGCCCTCAGCGCTGAAGGTGCTGATGGTTCTCGGCTACCAATACAACGGGCGAAACAACGGAAACCTGGCCGCGACTCATACGATGATGGAAGCGTGGGGAGGTATGGCCGAAGCAACGCTTTCTAGGGCGCTGAAAGAACTACAAGAACGCGAACTCGTCATCAAAACACGCACCCACTACAAAGGCAGAGACGGCGCAAGGCCAGCGTTATATGGGCTGACGTGGGTGCCGATAGATGAATGTCCTGGGAAAAACCTCGAGGTCACTGCGACCGCACACGGGCTGCGAAGCCTCACAGTTCGGGACCTACCAGCTTAGGTTTTCACCAGATTCAAAAATTGAGGTAGGCACCCTCAAAAAATGAAGCCTTCCGTTCCCGTTTCGTCCGGTTGTTTTTTGCACCAGCAGGAAGACTTCAAAAATTGAAGCGTAATGACCCGAATCGGGGTTCTGTAGCTTCAAAAATTGAAGACCCTTATAACTTTACCAGCCCATAGCAGCCGATAAGGCTGGAGGGGCAAGAGAGGAAGCATGACGAACATCGTTCATATCGACCCTGACTGCGGAATCGTGACCGACGACCAAGGAAAACACATCGATGCATTCGGCCAAGTGATGCTAGTGGGCATCTTCTCCGACCTATGCCGGCTCCGTGATGGCGAGACGCATCCAATTTTGGCTGCATCTCTGAACGGGATCACCAAGCGCCTTGGCAAACTGCTGGAGCGCTACGAACCATGAAGCCGGGAGAACGCGCACTGTTCGCTAAAATCGCACCCATGGTCGCCCACTGTGACGGAGCGGCCGCCGCGCTGGAGCTGTACCAGGCCGATGCCGACCGCGGCGAGTTAGATACCAAGATGCTGTCGGGCTTCCTTCAGGGCCTGTCCGCTGCCGGCGTGCTCAGTGATAAAGATCTGGCGACGCTCGACACCCGTCGCATTCACTGACTATGGAGCATCCGTTCAACATCCGTTGAAACCAAACCCTAACCGGCTCGGTTATCGCTGGGTTTCCAGAGTGCGCCGCTGCTACGACGGAGCCACCCCGCCACTGTGTAGGAATCAACACACTGTGTCGTTTTCAACACGCGAGACAGACCAGCCTGTCCGACTCGGACCAGATCGGCGGTTTCACCCGATCAAGACCGAGGATTTCCCGCTATCAAGACTGAGGGTTTTACACCGCTGGTGGAAAAGCTCAGTGAGACCAAAACGTCTCACTGAGACCAGAAAGGCAATCTGAATGCGACCGTTCGTCGCCTTCTTTTCTTCCTATTTGTACCGTCAAACCTTACCGGACGACACCAAACAACACCCTCTCTGACTGCACTTTTACTGTATGGATTTACAGTATCAACGCCTTTATGGTGGCACTTGGAAAACCCAATTGACCGCCAGAAAGGTATCGCACAGATGAAGATTTCCGCCCTACGCGAGCAGCGCTCCGCCAAGGTCGCCGCCATGAAAACCCTGGTAGATGCCGCAGCCGCTGAAGGCCGCGATCTGTCCGCCGACGAAACCAAGCAATTCGACCAGTTCAAGACCGAAGAGCGCGCCTTGTCCGCTCAGGTTGAGCGTGCCGAGTACCTGGGCGAAGTAGAACGCCGCGCCGCTGGCACTCCGGTATCGGGCGCACCCTCTGCCGACTTCGACCGCCTGGCCGGCTCCGTGAGCGTCACCCGCGTGATTCGCGCTCAGATGGAAGGCCGCAGCCTGGACGGCGCCGAGGCCGAATATGCCCGCGAAGCTGAACGCCGCAGCGGTCGCAAAGCCGAGGGCGCCTTCGTACCCTTCGCCAGTCTCGAGAAGCGCGCCAACACCACCGCGACCGCACCTGAACTTGTAGGAACTGATCACCGCGCTCAGGACTACGTCGGACCATTGCGTGAAGCCTTGCTGGCTCGCCAGATGGGCGTTCGTGTAATGACCGGCCTTCGTGGCAACGTCGCCATTCCGAAGTTCGGTTCGGGCGTTGAGACTGGCTGGGTCACTGAAGGCCAAGCAGTGCCAGAAGGTCAGATGGCTTTCGATCAAGTCACCCTGACCCCGAAACACGTTGGCGGCAAAACCGAGATGAGCCGCCAGCTTATCCAGCAGAGCGCCCCTGCTATCGAACAACTGGTGCGCGAAGACCTTTCGTTCCTGATCGCCAAGCAGATCGACGCCGCCATCATCAACGGCACGGGCCTCCTGGGTCAGCCGCTGGGCATCCTGAACACCGTTGGCATCCAAGCCGCGGGCGACGTTCCGACCACTTGGGCCGGCGTTCTGGCGATGCTGGAAATGCTCGATGACGTGGATATCAGCAACGGTCGCTGGCTGACCACTGCCGCCATCCGCACCGCTCTGGCTGCTGCTGAGAAGGTCGCCGGTTCCGGTTCGGGCTTCCTATACGACAACGGCGCAATGGCTGGCCTGTCCCTGGCAGCGAGCAAGAACGTCCCGGCCGGCAAGCTGATCCTGGGCGACTTCTCGCAAGTCATGCTCGGCGTCTGGTCCGAGGTGGACATCCTGGTGAACCCATACGCCGAACCCGCTTACAGCCGAGGCGGAATTCAGGTTCGCGCGATGGCCACCGTTGATACCGCCGTGCGCCACCCGCAAGGCTTCGTTGTAGCGACCGAGGTCTAAGCAATGGAACGGCGCGCAAGCAATGGGCTGAAGCCTGACGGACGCAAGCTGACCGGCTACGCCGCTCGGTTCAACTCTGAGACGGACCTGGGCGAGTTTGTGGAAGTCATCCGCCCCGGTGCCTTCACCCGGACGCTTGCCGCCGCTTCTGCTGGAAACATCCGGGCGATCTATGAGCATGACGGCAAGTCGCTCCTGGGTCGCCTGGGTGCCGGCACTCTGCGACTAACAGAAGATTCCGAAGGGCTGGCATTCGAGCTGGACCTTCCCGACACCAACTTGGGCCGCGATCTGGCCGAGCTGGTGAAGCGTGGCGACGTGGCCGGCTGTTCGTTCGGGTTCTTGCCCGTTCGTGACACCTGGGCCGAAGGCGCAAAGCCCGTCCGCGAATTGCGTGATGTTGATCTGTTCGAGATAACAATCACCGCAAACCCGGCCTATGACGCAACCAGCGTCCAAGTTCGCACTAAATTGCCGCGCTCGGTTCGCCTGGCCCGTCTGTATCTGGAGGCCATCGCATGAGCCTGATTCAACGCCTGTTCAAACGATCCAGCCCCGAGCCGACGACCCCGGCCTATGACACCTATTACGACCGCCTGACGGGCTTTCCCGGCGTGGCTGGCGTAGACGTGAACACCACGACCGCCGAAGGTATCAGCGCCGTCTATGCCTGCGTGGCGGCTATCTCTGAGACGGTGGGCAGCCTGCCGCTCGACGTGTACCGCAACACCGACAACGGACGCGAGAAGGCGAAAACCCATCCGCTGTACCGTCTGCTGCACGATGCCCCGAACAACTACCAGACCGCCCTGGAGTTCCGCGAGCAGATGCAGCGTCATGTTCTGCTGCGTGGTAACGCCTATGCGGAGATCGTGTGGAACCCGGACGGCTCGGTGAAAGCCTTTCTGCCGATGCACCCCGATAGCGTGACTGTGCTTCGTTCGAGCCTGGGCAATCTGGTCTATGACCACGTTGACGGCAAAGGCAATCAGCGCCGTCTGTTAGCCGATGAAGTCTTGCACTTGCGATATCACAGTGATGACGGGATTCTCGGACGCTCGCCTATTCAGGTAGCCCGCGACACTATCGGCCTGGCCCTCGCCGAGCGCACCCACGGCGCCAAGATGTTCGAGCAGGGCACCAAGTTGTCGGGCGTCATCGAGACACCACCCGGCACCACGAAAGAACAGGCCGGGCAGATCCGCGAGAGCTGGTCCGCTGGTCAAGCCGGTATCGCCAACCACGGCAAGACCGCCGTACTGCCGCAAGGCGCGACGTTCAAGACCGTGAGCATGACGCTTGAGGATGCCGAGTGGATCGAAGCCCGGCGCCTGTCCATCGTCGAGACAGCCCGTCTGTTCCGCGTACCACCTGTAATGATTGGCGATATGGAAGCCGCCAACTATTCAAACGTGGTCGAGCTGGCCCGGTTCTTCGTGACCAACACCCTGCGCCGTCATCTCGTTATGTGGGAGCAGGCAGTAAACCGCGCTTGCATCAACAACCCCGCGTTCTTCGTGGAGCACAACGTGGAAGGTCTGCTGCGTGGCGACAGCCTGGCCCGGGCGAACTTCTACCAGCGCGGCATCGAGGACGGCTGGATGCTCCGGTCTGAGGTGCGCCGCATTGAGAACCTGCCAGCCATTGAAGGAATCGACGATGCCCAAACTGAAGATGCAACGTCTGCCACTGGAAGACCGGATGGCCGACCAGCTATTGCCGATCAAGATGCACAAGCCAAAGGGGCAGCAGCATGAAGAAAAAACGCACGCTGAGCCTGAACAGCAGCGCGTGGAAGATCCTGCGCGCCGAGGTGCTGGCAAGTGAGCCGCTGTGTCGTATGTGTGCCGCCCGTGGCCTGGTAGTGCCTGCCACTGACGTGGACCACATCGAGGACAGCCGCGAGGACTACACCGACGACAACAGCCGGGAGAATTTGGCCAGCCTTTGTCATCAATGTCACTCGCTCAAGACAGCCGCGAGCATGAACAAAAGCGTGTTCCTGGGCTGTGACGTGAACGGCGTGCCACTCGACCCGGCGCACCCGTGGAATAAATCACCAGCAACCGAGGGAACGAAGACCGCCCCCTCCCTGCTTTTTTATTGCTAAGTGCCATGAAAACCACCCCACGCCGCCCCCGCTCAGACAGCGCACAAGCCGCCATAGCAGCCGCTCAAGCCGTTGCGCTTGGCCCTATAGCGCCGCCTGCGTTTGTGCGCGTGAGCAAGCAGGCTAGACCGTTCTGGAACGCCATCGTGACCGCTCGCCCGCGTGATACTTGGACCGATGCTGACCTGATCCTGGCCGGGAGCCTTGCCCGCGCCTATGCCGACATTGAGGCGCTGCAAGATGCCATCGACCGTGACGGGCTGCTGGTGGACGGCAAGCCGAACCCGGCCTGTGACCTGCTGGACAAGATGAGCCGCCGCGCCCTGGCAACTGGCCGACAGCTGAAGGTCGATACCATCGCCACCGTGGGCAAGGCTCAGAACATCCCGAAAGGCGCCGAACTGGAGCGTGACGCCCGCCACCGGCTCGACGATGACTTGATCCCCACAATGGCGACGATGCAATGAGCGCCGTAAATCACCGGGAATCCGGCAGTTTGACCCGCGCCGAGAAGATCATCAGTTTTATCGAGCGCTACTGCGTCACGCCGGAAGGTGCGGACGTGGGCAAGCCCTTGCTGCTGGCTGAGTTTCAAAAGCAGTTCATCCGGGCCGTATACGACAACCCCAAGGGCACCCGGCGTGCTATCTGCTCGATAGCGAGGAAGAACGGAAAATCCGGGCTTATCGCTGGCCTGATCCTGGCCCACCTGATCGGCCCCGAGGCCAAGCAGAACAGCCAGCTGGTATCGGGAGCTATGAGCCGTGACCAGGCGTCGCTAGTGTTTAACCTGGCGTCGAAGATGGTTATGCAGTCGCCGGCACTGTCGAAGATCGTCCGAATCGTGCCGAGCGGCAAACGCCTGCTGGGCCTGCCACTCAATACCGAGTTTCGCGCCCTGGCCGCTGACGGCAAGACGGCGCACGGCCTGTCTCCGGTGCTCGCCATCCTCGACGAAATAGGCCAGATCCGAGGGCCGCAGTCCGACTTCGTGGACGCCATCACCACGTCACAAGGCGCCCACGCTGCACCACTGCTGATCGCCATCAGTACCCAAGCCGCGAACGATGCCGATCTGCTGAGCCAGTGGATCGACGACGCCAAGCAGTCGAAAGACCCGCGCATCGTCTGCCACCTGTACGCCGCGCCGAAGGGCTGCGACTTGCTCGACGTTGAAGCCTGGAAAGCAGCCAATCCGGCCTTGGGTCTGTTCCGGTCCGAAGACGATCTGCGCGAGCAGATGCAGCAAGCCGCCCGTATGCCGAGCATGAGCAACACCGCCCGGAACCTGCTGCTGAATCAGCGCGTGAGCCTGGACAGCCCGTTCATATCGCCTGACGTGTGGATGGCCTGCGATGCTGAGCCGGAGCCGTTCGACGGTCCCGTGTATGCCGGCCTGGACCTGTCCGCCCGTACCGACTTGACGGCGCTTGTGCTGATCGGCAAGACGGCTGGCGTCTGGCAGGTTCGCCCGTACTTCTGGACACCAGAGCAAGGCTTGTTCGACCGCGCCAAGAAAGACCGCGCCCCGTATGACCAGTGGGCCGCTGAAGGCTACCTGCGCACGACACCCGGCGCGACGGTGGACTATGAACACGTTGCCGCCGATATGGCCGAGATCCTTTCGGACGTGGATATCCAGGCCATCGCCTTCGACCGCTGGCGAATCGACATATTCAAGAAAGAACTCGACCGCCTGGGCTTGGATCTGCCGCTAGTGCCGCACGGCCAAGGCTTCAAGGATATGTCGCCGGCACTCGATGCCCTGGAAGCCGAGCTGCTGAACGGGCGCATCGCCCACGGCAACCACCCCGTTCTGACCATGTGCGCCGCGAACGCCGTCGCCGTGAAGGATCCAGCCGGCGGACGGAAGCTCGACAAGTCACGCCGAACCGGCCGCATCGACGGCCTGCAAGCACTGGCACAAGCAATGGGCGCCGCCCAAGCCGCAGCCGCCCCCTTTGAGATTGATACCGAGGTGTTCTTCGTATGATTACCGTGGCCGAAGCCAAGCAACACCTGCGCGTCATGCACGCAATGGAAGACCCGTTGATCCAGCTCTATCTGGACGCTGCCACCCGGCACGTTGAGAAGTACCTGGGCGACGATCTGCCAGACCCTATGCCCGAGGCCATCGGCGCCGCCATCCTGCTGCTGACCGGCGACCTGTACGTCAACCGTGAGCGGCAGTCCGACCGCCCGATACATGAGAACACGGCGTATCAGCTCCTGCTGGCTCCGTTTAAATCAATGGCGGTGCTGTGATGAACACCGGACGCCGCCGCCATCCGGTCGAGGTCCAGAAGTACAGCTCGACCCAAGATCCGCAGACCGGGGAGATGATTCAGGGCTGGGCAACGATCGGCACCGAATGGGCGAGCATCGAAGGTATCAACGGGCGCGAGTTCATCGCTGCAGCCGCTGAGCAAACGGCTACCACTGTGCGAGTGACCATTGGCTATCGAGACGACCTGACCACGGCGCATCGCCTGGCCTACCACGGCAAAAAGTACGACCTGAAAGCGATCCTGCCCAACAACATCCGAACGGAATTGGTGTGTATGTGCGAGGTCGGCTTGATCTGAACCACGGGCCGGCGTGGCAAACCCACCAGGGTAAAAAATGTTGGGCCGGATTGGTTTGGCGGTTTCCAAGTGAGAAATAACCGTCACTGTTCTTCACCGCGGCCTGGGCGGTCCCACGGGATAACCAGGACGAGGATTAGCCGGGTAGTGCCTCGTTCAGAAAAACCCCGTCACGCTGTACGGCCGAGAATCCTAGCCCCACTTTGGGGTTGGCCGGTGACAGCACTAGCCCCGCCTGCGTGATGCTGTGCGGGGCTTTTTTCTACCAGTCAGTTTTCACTGTTAGCGTAACTCTGGGATGGTCGCGATCCAGATAGACCGACTTCACCGAGGCAGAAAGTATCTTCCCACCCTCGTTGATTTTTCGACTGAAAAACGCCGCGCGATCGCGCTTGACGTAACCGATGTGTACATCAGTCTTGAGAAAAAGCGTAAACCAAGCCCTGACGGGCAGATAAACCGCGATTGCATTCTCGTCGTATGCGTTGGATGGTTCGGGTATTAGCTTAATAGCCATACCTTCCTTTACAGCCAACCGGATGCGACCTGCACGACCTTCGAAGCCTGTCCCGGCGACAATTGCGCTGTATTCCATATATTCATTCCATTGAATTGCACCCACACTGCACCCACGGAGTGAAGTCTGGCGCAAGGGGAAAAGGCTGAAAGGCGCGCGGCGTATGGCGTCCCAGGCGAGGTTCGAACTCACAACCTTCCCCTTAGGAGGGGGATGCTCTATCCAATTGAGCTACTGGGACATCACGCGGCGGGCATGGTAACGAGCCAAGCATGATTTGTCATGCGCATCGTAAACCTGATGCCATGCAGCCTCCTACAGCCGAATACGCCTCTCACACATAGCAATGCAAATTGCATGACCGCTATCAGTCATCCGTGCAAAGCGCAAGCAACACTCGCTTCAACACAAAGCCAACTTATTGATTTATAAGAGTTTTTATCCAGATTAACTTTGGCACAGCTACTGCAATAGCTAGGCAAAGTTAACGTGACGCGAAGAATAACGCTCATGATCAAGTCGGCTTTTCTTCTTACTACAGGCTTTACATTTGCCGCCCTGACAGCCTCGCAGCTGCCATCCGCCGAACCGCAGCAACAGCGATACGAGCCCTCTTCCCAGTTCTCCATTCAGCGCACGAGCAATTTGGAACGCGCACAGATCACCACCCTCAACTCAGGCGAGGCGAACGTGCTCACTCAACCGCAACGCTGGGTGTTCTAAGGGATTCAGTTGAGCGCGGATGGTTCCGCAAAAGGAGTTACTCATGTCCAGATTTGCATTGACTTGCTTGCTTCTTACCGCAGCGTGCGGCTACGGTGCCTTTCTGTCCCCCCAAAGCCTGGCGACCTTGGATACCCTGTGCAAGGCAGGGCTTGGCATATTCGGAAGCTTATCCCTGATCGCACTCATGATCGGACGCAGGATCAAGTTCGATCCAGTGCTGCGCTAAGACCCCATAACCGGACGATAATCAGACTGGTTCACAGTAAAGGCATTTTGATAGCACAAGCACTTTACTAATCAGAATATCGACGTACAATTGGCGTCATGAAGCCGTCTCCTAATTTTTAACCTGGCTGACGGAACAGCGAGTACTGGTGGTTGTCAGACCGGTGACTACCCCGGCAATACGCCAGCACGCCCACCTGACTAACCGGTTAATTATGCGCCCTATGAAACAGGCAGTTTATTCCAGCCGTACGGCTGACAAATTCGTTGTTCGGCTTCCCGACGGCATGCGTGAACGCATCGCCGAGGTAGCGCGGAATCATCACCGCAGCATGAACTCAGAAATCATCGCCAGATTGGAGCAGAGCCTGCTGCAGGAAGGCGCACTGGATGAAGATCTGAGCATGCGGCTCGACAGCCCAGAGCTGTCTCTTCACGAGCGAGAGCTTCTGCAGCGCTTTCGCCAGCTCGCTCACCGCCAGCAGAACGCGCTCATTGCATTGATCGCTCAGGACACCGAGCTCGCCAAAGAAGATTGA